TCATGTTGTCGGGAAGCACAAAGCGCTGGCCGTTGATGGTGATGACTTTGGTCATGGTCTCTATCCTTTCTAGGGTTTGCCTGACCGGGGCCCCCCGGTCAGTGCTGCAATTATAGCGGACATTTTGTCCGCTGTGCAAGAACTATTTACAGGCTGATGCTCACGGACACCTCGTCACGGATCACGCGGCGGACCGTGTCGTAGACCTTATCCCGCAGCGCGTCCGCGACCTCGTTCTCGATGTCCAGGTTGTTCTCCACCCAGGTCTCAATCTTGTCGTCCAGGTCGGCGTCGTCACTGAGCCACTCGTCGGCGCGCCCGTTGAAGTTGTCATCGGCCCATGACTCGATGGCCGAGGCCATGGCCACCTGGGTGACGGGTGTGGTTTCCACCACGCCCACGCGCTCCTCGAGTGCCGCGATCCGCGAGCGCAGCGCGTCCAGGGTAAACGGGGAGGGCTCCTGGGCGGGGGCCTCGGGCCAGACGGCGGCGGCGGTGTTGACCACCACCATGAGCGCGGTCCAGGCGGCGGCTTTGTTGCCGCCCTCGAAGGTGTTGATCAAGTCGATAGCGTAGGCCAGGGCCTGATCCACGGTGTCGCGCTTGGCGAACATGTCCAGGGCGTGGGGCTTGAAGGGGTTCGTCATCTCTATCCTTTCTAGTCCGGGGCACCGTGCCCCGGTCCGGCAATTATAGCGGACATTCTGTCCGCTGTGAATACCCTACCAAAACACGGGGACAAACGCCACCGCCAGCAGGTACAGGGCGCACGCCCAGGCGGCGATCGTGCTCATTCTTCCACCCCCGGGGCACGGGCGAAATACTCTTCCGCCAAGCGATCCCGCTCGGCGTCCGCCGCATCTTCGGCCCACTGGGCGAGCAGCTCTTCCGCCTCTTCCCAGGTATAGCCCTCGTCGATCAGTTTGTATCGCATCTGCATCGCTCTATCCTTTCTAAACGCCCGGCGCACCACGCGCCGCAGCAGCCACCATTATCCGCCGCCCACGGGCCGCGTCCAATGAATCATTTTTATCGGGGCCACGGCCCCGATAGCCGGGGGCCACGGCCCCCGGACCACCGCCCAGGCGCCACGTTTGACGCGGCAAGGGCCAGGGACCGGGGGCCCGGTTTACCCTGGCGCAGCTAACCGCGTGAGGCCATGCATTTTTTGCATAATTGCCCTCGATAGCCGGGGCCTATAGCCCCAGCAATATCGATAGGTTAAGACAACAGTTCCAGTGCGCGCGATTTCAGGGCAGCACCCGTGCCGAAAAACGCGGACTCGAGTCGGGTGTTCGCGGAGCGGCCGCGCTCATGATCCACCAGTTCGGTAACCGAATTCAGCAGCGCCCAGCGCGTACCGGCCACGCCAGGGATATCCGAGCCGATGGCCTTACGGTTCTGGAATAAATCCATGATTCGCTTGTATGCCCTGGATTCAGTCACGTCCAGCGCGCCGGTATGGTACGGGCGCAGCAGCTCGCGCACGAAGATATCCGCATCCGTCGGGGTGATGGTTTCCCCGGCCAAGCGGCGAGACTGGATCAGGAACCGGTCCCACGCATCGGCTACGATGCCCAGGTCCTGGCGCACCCGGTCGGCGTCGAATCGCTCAGAGTGCAGCACTCGCACGGTTTGATCCTTCGCGCCCAGGGCGGCCGTAATGGTGTTATTGCATACCACGCGAATCGTGGTGAACTTCGCGACCGTGGCCATAGTGCCATCGTAGGACGTGCCCAGCAGCAGATACGGCCGGACGGTATCCCCGCCCAGGATATCGGCGCCGGCGTTGACTTTCGCCAGTGCCCAGATACGGCGGCCGTAACTCAGTGCCCCAGCCGTCTCCATCTCGAACCCGCCAATTTCGGCCAAGCGCGACATAAAGCCCATGACGGCGGCCGGCTGTACCACGTGGTAACCGTCGGACACTACCGCCAGGGGCGCGCCAGTGTCGGACCGGTGTAGGACTTTGCGGCCCTCGAAGGCCTGGGGCTCGCTCGCGGCATCGGAGCGGAACAGTACCGGGCTTTCTTTCACAGTGTAGGCTAGCCCCGCCTCACGGGTCCACTCTTCGATTGTGGCGCCAGGGGTGAGCTCTTGCCCCAGGCCGTGCCAGGGCTTGCGGCCGGCGTATGCGATAGCGGCCGTACCGGTGGTGGTGTCGATCATGTGAGCCATTTTCTCTATCCTTTCTTGAGGGTTTGCCTGAGACCGCCCGGCCCCAGTGCTTCGCATTGTGCCCGAACAATAGACTATTGTGGGAAATTCTTTTCTATCGCGGCGGGGGAATCGATAGCAGACTTTAATCGCCGTCGAACATCTCCACCAGCCACCACCCGACCACGAAAAACAACAGGATCAGGAAAAACATTAGGCCGCCTCCCGCCCAACATCGCCCGCCACGTGGTGGCGCAGCAGCGAACCAGGGGGCAGCGAGCGAGCAAACCGGCGGAGCTCTTGCGCATCATTCGCGGCGCCCTTCGTGCGGGTCCCGTGCCACTGAATCGCGGTCGGTCCCGACGCTGCATAGCATCCGCCCTTACCGGTTCCGACTTTCTTGGCGCCGGTCCCATGGGCGACGAAAACCACCACGTCCCGACGGTCGGCCCTGGCGCACAGTGGCGTCCCGCCGCCACATTGTGAGCACGTAAACGAATCGGACAGTTCCGCCGGGCACCGGTAAAACCGAACCCCTTCCACAGTACGCGGCCAGGATTCGACAGTGTCGGACGGAGCAGCCAGCACGGCCGGACGGCCAGCAGCAACAGCGGCCACCGCCTCAGCTACGGTATCGCAGCTTGCGTTGATCACAGTCTGACCAGGGGCCGCCACCGGCAAGCGCTCGGCGGGAAAGTGCGAATAGGTCCAGGCCTGACCACGTGGGGGGACTGCATCCAGCACGGCGGCCAGATACTCGGCGTCGATTGAATCGGCGCCGGTTTCGTTTTTCGGGTGTAGTGCGCAGGACTTCGGGCACGTCCCGTAGGTTTCGTGGGTTCCGCTACGGTACGTAACGGCTATCGGGCCGGTCTTGCGGTTCGCGCTAACGGGTACGGTTCTCAGCATGACGCTATCCTTTCTTGGTGGTGCCCCACTATCAGGGCGCCGCTATCATAACGCAATTGCGGGCACTTTGTCTAGTGGTTTTCCCCTAGTGCTTCGGCTAATTCTTCCCATGGCGTGCGCAGGGCCGGCCAGTCTCGCAGGGGCGTCACCCGTAGGCCATTTTCGGCAAGATCAACAGCAGCAGCACCAGGGTACAGCAGCACGCGGGCGGGCTTGCTGGCGGTCCCCCTGTACAGGATCAGGACAAAGCAGGGCCGGCCCTTCGCAGCGTGCCGGGTCAAAAAAGCGACTTGGTGAGGGCGAAGCGACACCCGCAGGCCGCGCTCTACAACCTTCAATTCAACCGCAACAAAGCGCGGGCCGACTCCCATAAGACAATCCGCGATTCCTAGGTTGACCCGGTTTTCGATTCGCTCGATGTCCACCCCATGGGGGCGCAGCCCTTCGCGCACCCTGGCAGCAAAAGCGGCCTCAGGTTTCATCGTCGTCGGGGGGACCCATATCGGCATCCCGTTCGAATATATCGGGGGGAGGTTCTGCCACGGGCGAAGTAAATGCAGGGTCTCGCTCACGTTCGATTGTGTCCAGGACGGTGCCGGTTTCGGCGTCGATGATGGCCGAAGGCGGGGGGCCGCCATACAGGCGTTTCAGTTCGTCAAGCTTGCGTTGGACCTCTTCCTTCGACATAGAGTCAATCGTCCCATGCCGAATTTCCTTGCGGTCAACGTAAATTGTCCCCAGGGCTTGCCCTCGGCGGTACTCCGCCTGGACAGCAGCAGCATACGCCCCAGCTTCGAGGGCCTTATCGCGGATCAACTGCAGGTCCCGCATGTGCCGCTCATACGAGGTGTTGTACTTCGAATTGAGCTCGGCGCGGTAGGCCTGGATGGCCGCGACCACGTGGGGATTGATCTCAGGGTTCGTCAACTTCCACGCCATCACGGAGGCAGAGGTGTCTTTGTACCCTGCACGGATGGCGGCTTCCTTAAGCGTCACCCGGCCGTCCCCGGCCACATACTCGGTGACGAATTTCCATTCCTTGGCATTCAGGGTCTTGCGCTGCTTTCGCAACGGGGCGACCTCCCGGGACATCCTGGCCCGCGCCTTATCCGGTACCACCGGCGGGACGTTCCAGACATCCTTCTTGGTCATCAGACAGTCCTCCACATGCGCCAGCCATCTTCGACCTTGCGCATGACGAACTTCCACGTGGGCTGACGAAGGCGCACAAAGCGCATGGATGAGATGCGGGCGGAATTCGCGTGTGCCTTTTCGCGAAACAGGATGCTATCGCCTGGTTCCATGTCAGCAAACGGATACTTCGAGCGCGTAACGGGGAACGTCACCCCGCGTTCAATTTGTAGCATGATTGGGAAGCCCCGTAAAAACAGCTACGGGCAGTGTACCCCAGGCAGGGCCCGCCGTCAAAGAAACAGGGTTCCCTATAGGACTTTTTGGGGTCGTCCTCGTTTTTTTTTTTCAAAAAATTATAAGTCCAAGTCTCCCCTGAAAAATTACACTGTTTTCGACCCCCGTAATGCCTCGTAATGCCCTGAAACCCGCACCAGTCCTCACTTCTTACGTCTATTACGTCATTACGTCCAATTTCACAAAAAAAATTTCCAAAACATACTCGACCCTAAAAAATCCTATAGGCCCCCTCAAAAATGCATAAAGAACCCGTCTCTTATGCCCAATCCACGCAGTCCCGTGGTCCTCGGTCCATGCCCCCCGCCCCTTCCTCCCTCCCCCTAGGGTAAACACCTAT